TTCTACCATCATATTTGGAGTCCACTCTACCTGAGGCTCAATCGTATTTGTCATTTTTTTCCACCCGTTTCAAGTCTTTTCTCGATAAATTCAAGTTGTTCTTTATTTATAATTCTTAGAGCTTGACTGGCTTTTTCATTACTATAACCATAATATTTTTTAATTGTCTCCAAATCTTTTTCTTTATTCTTTTTCATCCAAGGAGAAAATCTCTTTTTCTTACGAAGAGCATTTAGATAAAAAGCATATTGCATATCCTTAGACAAATGATGATTCATATTCATCTCATTCGCATAAAGAACACAATCAATATGTCCAGATAAGCATCTATTGATAATAAAGGGCGGGTAATCTTTTACTTCTTCGGATAAATCTTCTTTGGTAAAGTTAATAGAATTCAACCAATCTTTAAGTTCCATAATCAAAATACTGCTGTCACACTTACAATTTTAGCATTAGGATTGCGAGCAAGAGCAACCTCTCTGGCATCCTTATAATCTTTAGCAATTACTTCCTCTTTAAAGACAGTACCTGCTTTATACAATGTTACTAGACATTTCATAATTAAATAGCAGCAATTCTTTGCGTTGTTTTTGCTCTCGCATATATTCACCAACAGAACGCATGGTATAAGTCAAATCAAACTCAGCAGCGTTCCAGTTCTCAAATCTATCTTTTACAAGTTGATCTGAATTATAACTAATCAATTGATCCATATTGTTAGAATCACAATCAGCAGCAAACTTATTGTGATCAAATCCTTTATGCATTGATCCCTTATTCCCATAGAGATTATCCTTAATGTCATAAGGAGGGTCGAGATACATAAAAGCACCTTTGTTCCCATCCATCAGATAATCATAAGAGTAATTAGTTATACGCCAATGTTCAATAAGTTTTGAATACTCTGGAAGTTTTTCAATACCCTTTACACTAAAGTTGGAGTTAGATGCCTGCTGCGAAAATGAAGAACCTTCAGTAAGACCTGAGAATGAACATTTATTGACAATATAAAAAGCAACAGCACGGTCAAGATTTGATAGAAGTGGTTCTCTCATAAAAATTTTAGAGTGATAAAACAACACTTTTGCTAAATCTGGAGTACTATTCTTAGACTTGTAATCCAACAACTTATCTTTCATATCATTACCAAACATCTGAAGTTGTTGCCAGAAGTTTACTAATGGTTCATACAAATCATTGACCCAAATATTCAAATTAGGATACTTTTTAGTGATATGAATTGCTACACTTCCTCCACCTAAAAAGGGTTCGCGGAACTCATCATAGTTGCGAAGATCTGGAAAATAGGTATCCATCTTGACGCAAGCACGGGACTTACCTCCAGGATACCTTAGTGGAGTTTTTAGTTGTTTTTGACTGATTGTCATTCAATTTCTCCATAATCATTTTATACTTTTCTTGGAGTCTTTACCAAATATAGTACCACTTATACTTAAGTTGGTGGTTCATTTTATTACAGAATAATTTTCTTTGAAGATGAAGATGGAGTTACAATGTTCGAAAACATTTGCCTATATTGATCTTCAACTTGTTCTTGAGTTTCTGCAATAAAAATCACATATTTTTTAGTCACTTCAACATCCTCATCTTTTCCTTTAATAAAAGGTGCCCAAGGAGCAAATCCAACTTGCCCCTGCTGACCAGTAGGAACAGCAACAATTGGATTTCGAAGAACAATAGACTCTTCTTTTTCTTCAACAAGTTCGGTGACTACATCTTCACCAGACCACATACGAATAACTTTGATTTTCATAGTTTTTTACTTAAAATTACATTCAACCATTAGTTCAGTTAGAGCCGCCAAAAGGTTGATTTCTTGATCGGCAACAAATGCGATTTGATACTGATACTTAGCAACAATGAGCACAGCAGCAGGAATGCTAGAGTTTTCCAAGGATGTAAGAAGAGCATCGTAAATACGCCTAAGAAGTACGCCAGAATCATTGTCCAGATTATTGACGACCCATTTACGTACTTCCGTAAAGTTTTTTTCTTTGAGACTTTTAATGAGATCATTTATGTTTACGTCAGAGAATGAAGCTAGAATCGCAGAATCAATCTTACCGCTAGTAGAATATCTTTGGCACTCATTTAGAACACGTCTCCAATCAGGAAAGTGTTTATTAATCAGTTCAGCAATAACTTTTGTATCATATTCGATACCCTCCTCCTCAAGAATAGTCCTGAGACGGTTGAAGAAGTTTGCAGCAAGTTCTGCTTTTGCTTTTCCACTAATTGAGAAATCGACGACCGCACACCTTGAGTGGAGGGGTTCGATGATTTTGTTTTTGTAGTTACAGGTGAAGATGAATCTGCAGTTGCTATAAAACGTCTCAATATTTGCCCGTAGGAGGAGTTGTACGTCGTTTCCTGTGTTATCTGCCTCATCAATGATGATGACTTTGTGTTTTGCAGTTGAAGAAAGTGAGACGGTCGAAGCAAAGTTTTTTGCTTGGTTCCGTACCGTGTCCAAAAATCGTCCTTCGTCAGATCCGTTAATGACATAATAATCTACTCCTAATTCATTACAAAGTGCCTTGGCGACTGTAGTTTTACCAACTCCAGGAGGTCCAGCAAGAAGAAGATTTGGAACCTCACCCTTATGTAGGAACTCTTTAAAAGTCTTTTTTGTTGCAGCTGGAAGAATACAATCTTCAATAGTCTTTGGGCGATATTTCTCAACCCACAAGAATTCATCACTCATTATCAGGTTTCCTCAATTCAAAAGTTCCGTCCTCACGGGTAATCAATTCTAACTCATCACCCTCTTTCCATCCAAGTTTATCAAGAAAATCTTCTGGAAAAGTAATGAATCCATCATCATCAACTGTTATTGTTGTTTTCATAATCAATCAAAAGGATTTGGTGCATCTTTACAGTCAACATAAAAATCTCCATTTACATAACAAGACCTTCCTGGTTTATAATACTGAACTCTATTATATCTTGGTTTTTCTCTCAAGCAGATAAGTCCATCATTATAAACATATCCTTCAATACACATCACTGTAACTAATGGTGCTAAGAAATTAATTGTATTCATATCCATTCAGGTTTGCGATGTGGCAACCGAAGATAATTATCGCATACCCAAGGCTTAGATGCAATATACATCTTATAAGCAGTAAAAGTATCGATACTTGTATCTAACTTATACTCATCAGGCATTGCCCTTGCAAAAGGCGTAGGATCCTTCCCAGAGCGCCCTGTGGGATCTCCTGTGGGAAAGATCTCACGCGCTGCTAGAAGGGTGCTGAAGCAGGTGTGAACCTTGCCATAGCGTGCCGCATACTCCTCACAGAGAGCGAATCCATGAGCAAGGAGCCACTGCCAGTTCATTACAAACTCAGATGCCCACTTGGTACAAGGATGATTGCGAAAGGCACCTTTCTCAGTGCTGTACGGAGTACCGTCTGCTTTAGGAAGAGTGCCGAATCCATGTCCCCACTTATCAGATGCAACGATAGCGAGCATCTGACAAGTTTCGAGTGGCATCTTAACGATGTGTTTGTCAGGTAGTACCCTTGCGGATTCCCAAGGGTCAGAAGAAGTCACAAAAATGTTCATTTCAAAAATTTGAGAAGGTATCTCACACCCCATTCTAAAGTAGAAGGTGGGATGTCGTCAATGTTTTCAGCAAGAAGTTTTCTTGCATTTAATATTCTTTCTTCACCACAAGCACGAGCAGTGGCACCAGAAGCACGAAGAAACTCTTCAAAATCTTTTTGGTTGTTGTGCTTAACTCCACTAATGTAAAGTTCTCGCACCTCACGGAAAAGTTCTTCTGTTTCTGGTTCGAAAGTAATAGTCCTATCCTTAAATGGAATAGACATTGTTTTCATACAAGACATACTAAATTTCATTGCTCTTCGAGTATCCTCAAGTGAAAGAGCATGAGGTTCAGAATCACGGAAAGCATATTGAATACAACCATTAGTGCATTCCATTACCCTAAGAACAGCAAGTTTATCCTTTTCAGAGTCGGATAGATTGTTGAAAAGTGTTTGCCAGTCTTTCATTCCAGTGGTCTCACAAATTCTTTACTGACTATACTTCTAGAATGCAAAACCTTTTTCATATATTCCATACCTGCCCTTGGATCTGTATGATCTCCACAAGTAAAGATATCACACACTGCCATACCTTTCTCAGGCCAAGTATGGATGCTGATATGAGATTCTGCAAGCATAGCAACAGCAGTTACACCCTGAGGTTGAAACTTATGAGAGTTTAATGTAAGCAAAGTTGACTTACATTCTTTTGATGTTTGATAAAGAACATCTCTCAAATAATTCTCATCATCAATAAGGACTGCCGAACAATCCTTCAGAGTAAAAAGAAAGTGCCTCATCAACCAAAAGTAGAATCGGGTTCCAGAGCAATATAATACACCAAATCATAAGATGTACTCTTAAAACGAGAAAGAAGTTTAGAAGAGATTACAACCTCATAATTACCAGGAAGAATCTTGATGTTTTCAACTTTAAAGTTGAAAGAAAACTCGTCATCAGTTTCACCAACAATCACTGAAAAATCATTGGAGGTGTCATTTTTCTTATCCCTAACGACTAGTTTTACTACTCCTGCCTCACCAACAACAGAAAGATCAGGTAGCTGGTAAACTGCTGCTGCTTTGAGAAGTTTATCCAGCTCTTTAGTATCAAGGATAAAACAAACATCCTCACTAGGAAGAGTAATCGATTTATCTGGAGGAGTGATAATCACATTTGGATCAGCAAAGAAATACTTTGAGCGAGATTTACCCTCCTTAATCACAACATATCCATCATTCTGAAAATCAAGTTCGGCACTCTGGTGAAGATTGAGACCATTCAGAAACTGGTTGAGATCATAAATTCCAAAGTCTTTGGGAAGATCTTCATCAATAGTTGCTTCTGCAAGAATATTCTTCATTACAGAAATGGTGCGAAGACTGTTACCTTCCTTAAAAAGGATAGACTGATTAATAGAAGAAAAGTTCTTCAGAAGAGTCAGAGTTTTGTCAGATAGTTTCATAGTTTTGTCCAAAAGTTTCACAATCAACGGAATTCATTCATGCCATTTTGTGTGCGGTTATAATGACCATCAAAATGAAGAAGGAGCATAGCATAGTGAATAACTTTCATCAAGTCTTGCTTACTCTTACCATCCTTAGAACCATAACGACTTCCATACTTAAGAATGTTTGCTTGACAGAATGCAGAAGCAAGATCCTTAGCAGCCATCAAATCAATTGTTTGAATGTCACGGAATCCAGGTTCTCTAGCAGTGTAATGACTGCGATATGTACAGCTTACATATTCCTGAATATCTTTCAGGATTTCTGCTTCATTGTATTTGAATTGGTGATTCACAATGTTGTCCATTGGTTTCTTTTCAATATTAATCATATCTTCACTATTGATCGACATAGTGTATTGATCCATATCCATAGAATCAGTTTTCATAGTTTCCTCAATAGAAATTATATCAGTTTGCTTGCTGTTCGTCAATTGGCATTTGGAAGTCTGCGTCAACTTTGTCATACAGTTCCAAAAATGCTTGCTTAGTTTCTTCATCAAATCGGTTCACACAAACTTGGATTGCTTTTGCCTTATCACCAAAGATGCTGTAAGCACGGATAATGTGGACAAGACGACGGGTGGAAATGATTTCTTCGATGCCACCATCAAAGAAAGTCTTACGGATAATGTCTGCCCAATCTACAAGACGCTTACAAAAAGTGCGATCTTCAACACCCAAATCCAGAGCAATACCCTCAAGAATCTTTTGCTCAGTTGCTGGAGTAGGATACTCTTGCTCAAAAGTTACAGGGAATCGCTCAAGGAATGCTTCGTTGAGGACATTGGTGCCGATGAAACGTCCATCATCAGAACCTTTTCCCTTAGTGTTAGCAGTAGCGAATACATTAAACCCAGAAGCAGGACGGACATACTTACCAATCTTTTTCAAGAATACACCTTTGCCTTCTAGAATGGACTGAAGGCAGAGGATTTTGTTGGAAGCAAGGTCGATTTCATCCAGAAGAAGGATTGCTCCTCGCTCCAGTGCTTCGACGACGGGACCGTTATGCCATGAAGTGTTCCCATCAATAAGCCTAAAACCACCGATAAGGTCATCTTCATCAGTCTCAATCGTAATGTTTACTCGGATAAGTTCTCGTCCAAGTTGGGCGCATGCTTGCTCAACACTGAACGTTTTACCATTACCAGAGAGTCCAGTAATGAACGTGGGATAGAAGAGACGCGACTGAATAATCTTGCGAATGTCGCCAAAATTGCCAAACTTGACGAAGGTATCATCTTTCTCAGGGATAAGGTTTTGTTGTTCCCGATCGGGAAGAATGGTGGGGCTAGACTGGTAGGTTTGCTCCATTTGTTCCCGAACGGTAAGATTCCATTTTCCACGAGAAGTCTTATATTGCTCAAGTTTTTTACTTACAGTCTGATAATTGCCACCATTCATAGCACACCAAGCACGAATGTCAGCAGCAACAATTTCATCACCGTAAAGTGCCTGCAAGGAAGTGCGAATGTAATCAGTAGTCATTGCCATTACGAAGTGGTTTGCTTTGTCTCAACGAAGTTATTATAGGGCATAGTCTGGGGCAGAATAGCGTAGAGTAGACAGTCATTCAACTGTCACATCTATTGTTTTTTATTTTTTCTACAAGCATTTCGAGAATATGCTCTTGCCAGTGATGTTAATTCAGAGCAAGGTTTATCACTTTTCCCGCAATAAGGACAAGTTATGAATGGTTTTTCAATTTCCAATTGTTCTTTTTTCATTTCTTTGAACTGTTTCCCCAGTTAGCAGCACCAACTTTACGACACTTAACTAGTGCACCAGAAGCATATGCACTTGGCCAAACATCATACCTAGACTTTACTTTACTGTAACAGGCATCTTTCTTCCCACTACCTTTACCTGGTTTATCTTTTACTTCCTGAAGTTCTAGTTCTTCAGTCTTAACGTTAGTTGGCTTTGCACCACCAGTCTTTTCTGGTTGATTAGGATCCTGACGATTCTTTCTCCTTCTTGCAGTTTCTTCTTCCTCATCACTTAAGTTTGATGCCATTTTAGAACTACCACATTTTGGTGTGGAAATTTGTCCAGGTTGACGAGCACAAGGTTTTCCTGCCCATTTACCTCCCAGTTGGACCCATCCTTTTTTTCCATCAGAAGATTTTGATTTTCCAAACCAATCACGAAGTCCTTCATCTCCAGACTTTGTTTCTTCATTAGTTACATAATCTGCTGCAGTATCAATATAATCTGCTGCCTTGGTAATCTTAGATTGAACCCAGGCTTCTAAATTACCTTCGCCTTTTTTACCCATTTTTTTATTAAGACGCTTTGCAGCACTCTTAATAGTTTTTAATTCAGATCGAGCCATGGAATATTCGTGGTCTTTCTTTTCCTCACGAAGTTTTTCTTTACCACGACAATGTGCTCTTTGACTAAAACCTTTAGGGTCATCACAATTAATAGACTCTTTATATTTTTGAGTCCATTTTTCAGAAATAACTGTAAATTCCCTAAAGGTTATCATTTCTATATTTTTTAATACATCAAATATTTATGCCACCAATTCAATAAATTGACTCAAAACTTTTTTGTTAAGTTTTTTTGTTTTAAGAGATTTAACAAAAGCAGATTTAATCTGAGTTTTTGTGGCATCTTCTTTTACCTCAAACTCCACCTCCTGAGAAAGTTTGCTGGAAGAAAGTCCAAAGTAAATATCATACCCAGAACCTTTGATAGCAAAACTACCAAGTTTCTTCCAATCCTGTTGAATTTTACTATATTCGTCAGAATACTGATTGTGATAAATCTTGATAAAGCTGCTCACATTCCGACTCTCAACAACACGGATACCAATAAAGTTTACTGAAGGAAAAGTATCCTTCAAATGACGGAGCATCGTATCACTAAAAGCATTCCACCCATCCCCAAACTTGTAAGTAGTTCCAAGTTTACGATCACGAAGAACTGAAGTATTTGTGTAGGTATTCCTGGTTCCGATATAAGGATCATCATACCTTTGAACTGTTACGTGGTGAGGAAGATAGTTTGCCTCACCATCAGTTAGAACAATACACTGAACTTTTTGTAGTTTGTTATCTTTCTGGAACTTGGGAAGAATTTGATGAAGAGTAATGAATGCTTCATTCAAAGGAGTTCCAGAAAGTCCAAGACGATTGGGGTGGGTGTATCCACAAGAATAACGAGCAAAAGAATATACAACTCGCCAAATGTTAAGCATTTGGTGCTCAAGTTCCTTACCAGAAACTTTGCTGGTAAGAATATTCATCATAGAAAAAGTAGGGTCAACACAAAGCAGACCATTCTTCTTCTCATAGTGAGGAGTCGTATCTACAGGAATGTGCTGTTTAGTTTGGTAATCATATCCGCCACGACGCCACTCATTAGTGAAAGCATAAACATCAAAAGGAATTGCAACTTTCTTGCAGAACCAAATCAAGTTATAGAGTTGCTTGATGGTATCTGACATAACATCTGCCATAGAACCAGACCAGTCAAGAACAAACACTAGACCGTGATTCTTACCATCAGCAAGAGTGGTAACTTTCTTGAAAAGGTCTTCATTGTATTTGTAAGAATGAAGTTTGGTGCAGTCCAGAACACCAGTGCGGGCAGTGGTGGCACGAGCATAAGAATCTGCGGCTTTCTTACACTCAAACTCTTTCACAAGATAGTTGACTTCCTTTTGAGCAGATACCTTGAACTTACGAAAATCTACATCTGCATTAGCATAAAGATTTACAGTTTGCCAGTTGTTCTCCTTGTTTTGCTCATCAATCTGTTCTTGTTGGCGAGCAAAGAAAGAATCAATCTCTTTATGAATTTCAGTGTTCTTACCAATAATGGTATCAAGATTCACCTGAGGAATCTCAACGTAAGTTGTATCGTAAGAGTTTTTATTAACAAGTTCTTTCAACTTATCATCAAGGGATTCTGCAGTTTTAACTTCAGGTTCAGAGCTTTCAGTTTCTTGCTCCTCACCCTCAGTAGATTCTTGTTCCGTAGACTTTTCTCCACCTTCAGATTGTCCCTGAGGTTGACTTTCAGAAGACTGAGAACCTTCATCAGATTGAGTATTCCCCTCAGGATTCTGCTCTGCGGGAGACTCTTCTTTATCTTCTTGTTTTTTCTTACAGAACTTATAAAGAAATTCTGCGGCAATCAGAACATCAGAGAAAGTCTCACACTCACCGATCATACGAACGATGGGCATCTCATCAAAATCATTAAAAGGAACATCCACAAAGTTGCCAATCTTAAAGAATAGATTAGCACGATCAGCAAGATTAAACTTAGAAATATCCTCATCGGCAATATCAAAAAAGTCTTGCTCGTTCAGTTCTTTATAACCACGATAGAAAGACTTACCGATACCAAGATACTTGCGCTTCATCAGTTTCTCAATGCGAGCATCCTCCACAACATTGATAAACTGCATTGGAATCTTAAAGTCCCATTCATCACTGGGAGTAAAGAGTGCATGTCCAACTTCATGCCCCACCAGCATATCGTATACGGTGCTAGAAGCGCGTTCCCACATAGGAAGGGTCAAAACCCTATTCAGCACGTCAAAAGACGCTGTAGAGACCTTCTTGTGCTCCACCACCAAATCCTCAGTGGCAAGCAGTTTGGCAAGTTGGGATTTGATTTCGTGGTTGACGGTCATTGGTCTCCGTTGCGTATGACCCTATTATACAAAAAAAGGAGGTCTTGCGACCTCCGAATGGACAGTTTATGAAGTGGTTATCAACCAACAATACTCTGTCTCCACTCTTCACTCATATTCACCATAATTACTTCTGCTGCTTCTGGTGTTTCAGCATATCCTTCATCAAGTAGATGTGAAAGAATGATGTCGTAAAGTTCTACTTCTTCTTTTTTAGTTGTGCTTCCATATCCTCTTTCTCTTTGATCTCTAGCATTATCATCCATATATCTAATCTTTCTTTTAACTTCTGACCTATGCTTACTCCAATTTCCACGTCTCCTAGAATTTGCTTCTTTATTTTTCTCAGTTGAGATTTGTGCCATCTTCTTTGCCTGAGAACCAAGTTTATTTGCTTTCTCTTGATTTTCTGAAGACTTATTTTTGCCCCCCCAAGTTGCTGCTACTTGGTGCTTTACTGCACTAACTGCTTTACTTGCCATTTTTTTATCAACCTTTCCTTTTGGAAAAGGTTTATATGCCTCATTCGCAACAACTTCCATATATGCTTCTTGGAGATTGCCAAGTTCTTGTGCGTCCATTTTTACAAATACTTTTTAGATATTTATAAAAAAACACCCCGTTTGGAGTGCTTTTTCTTAAATGCTTGACGGCGTGCTTTTGCTTGCCTCAGTGCTTGTGGTTTAAGTTTTCGTTTCTGTTCTTTCTTGGAATGATGTTGCCAGTTAGGGGTGTTCATCAGAAATTCCTTTGATTTGTTTCCAATCATTGTACATTGCCATTAAGATCCAACTAGAAGATAAGCTATCGGGTCCTTTCTCAAGGAGTTCTAATTGTCTCTTACTGAGTCTTTTCATTTCTTTGTACTCTTTTTTCCAATCACTCATGACACCATACGCGAAAAACCTTTGACTTTTTCAAACTTGAGGACACTTTCAAATCTGTCCTCCATTCCAGTCTTATGGGAAATGATAAACACATTAGTATCCTTAATCACATAACGAATAATCTTAAGGAACTCTTCTGTTCCAAATCCATCAAGTGAACTATCAAATACCTCATCAAGAATCAATAAATTTGTATTAGTTGAATTTTTTAACTTGGCAACTTCACGCCAGGTAAAGAGAAGTGCCAAGTCTATTCGTTGTTTTTCACCTTCACTGAAAGAAGAATAGGAAAAGTCTTCGTGAATTGGAGACTGAACAGTTTCATTAAATTCTTCATCAAGAGTAAAGTTAATGTAAAAATCCATCATTTGAAGATACCTATTAACCTGTTGATTGATTAATGGTAAGTACTTTTTGATTATCTTAGATTTTACACCACTGTCTTTCAAAAGAGAATATGAAAAATCGTGATACTGTATAGAGTCTTTCTTCTTTAACAAATTATCATATACTAATTTTAAACTTTTATTAAATTGTTCTAACTTTTCATGTTCAGTATTTCTGTTTGCAAGGTTCTCGGCAATAGTTTGAACTTCACATTGTAGATCGCGGACTTGTTGATGTAATCCGTTAATCCTAATATTGTTTTGAGAAATTCCATAAGTTAGGGTTGTTACCTCTTTTGAAAGACTAAGAAATTGATGCTCTCTTCGCTCTTCCTCTTTAATTGCCTCTTCCAGTTTTTTATAACCAGATTGCAACTCCTTTGCACTATTTTGAGCATCTACAATTCTATTTAACCTAAAAGTCTCTTCTATATCTTGAGTACAAGTAGGGCATACCATATTATCGCTGAAAAACTGATGCTCTTTTGTAATTGCAGATACTTTTTGGGAGAGTTTTCCTTTAAGACCTCCAAACTCACGAAGTTTCTCAGTTGCTCCAGAATAAGATTCAAGTTCTTTTTGAAGTTCATCAATCTTATCTTGAATTTCTTGATTCTCTTTGGAGTAATTGCCAATTTCATCAAAAAACTTGGCAATCTTTTTTTCGTTGGCATTTATCTTGGCATTACCACGATTCTCAAGTTCTTCAATAAAGTTTTTTTGCATATTAACTTTATCTTCCAAAGAAGACTTCTTAAGATCAAGT